CAATTCCACCGACCTTCGGTGTGATGTTGACGATTGCCACAGAGCCGGTGACGACGAGTTGGTCTGCGTCAGCTGCAATGGTAGCTGCTGATGCGACGACCTTCTCGGAACGCTTGCTAACGTATCCCTGAAACATCTGACTTCTCCTTAGTTAGGAACCCGATATCGAGTTCGCCGACGACGTGTCGGTAATCCTTGCCCTTGTCGGATTGCCGTCACGATCAGCCTATCCAAGGCCTGACCTGTCTCCGCATCGAGTTCATCAGCCCGTGTCGGATTCTCACCGATGTAGCGCGCTCCTAGAGCAGCAGTGCGCGCCGCGAGAACTGACTTACTATTCGCAACGCCAACCAGACTCCCAGCTCCGTTAAAGGCCGAAAGAGACTTGACGTAACGAATCCTTAGCTCGCGGTCGGCCTGAGCACCAAGGAAGAAGATCGTTTCCTCGCGCCAGACCCAAATCCGCAAGTGATTTGTTGGTGTTTCATCAGGTTCCCAAGACCGCTCGTCCATCTCAGTGAACTGCTCGGGAGTCCCCGGTGTCCGTTCCGACAGCGTGATGGGACGCAACAAGTCAGCCGGTGGATTGGTGAGCTGTGTTGTGTTCGCTGGGACCGCTATCAGAACGGACACATCTACCGTCGTCTTCAGCCCATGCAGGTTGTAGTAATCCTGCAGCTCTCTGTATGCCTTGTTGAGATAAGGCAGGAGAGAATCAAAGGTATAGAAGACCCCGCCAAGGTCATTCAGCAACCCCTGAGCTTCGTTGACAACGTCCTGTGCAGTATCAGCCATTGTTCACCCGCTGAACTTTACGCGCGTGCGTAAGTCATCGCCTTGTGTCGCTCGGCGTCGAGCACGAACGAGCAATGAGAGCAAACGATAGCCTTCGGATTGACCTTCTCGAAGCACGATGGGCACTCCGAGAGAGCCTGGATGATTTCGTTGTCCAGCAACCACGGACGTTCCAGCTTCAGCGCGTTGCAGGCGTAACGCTGGATATCGGAGATGGTCTTGTGCTGCCTGAACTTGTTCCAGTCGTCATCGGCGAGGCGAACCAGATTCTTGAACCAGAGAACCTGATGTGCGTTCGCTTCGACAAGCTGCACTGTGAGGTCCTTGACCTCTTTGTGGCCGGGCACCCAGAAGAATCCCGGAATGGCGTCTGGAAGAATGACACCATATTGGGCTTCCATCCAGTCGACCACGATAGCCGCAGCGATGACGTCAGCTTCGACGGGGACACGAATGACCGACCGTTCCGGGCCAGCCTGTCCACGACCCTCACCGACGTAAATGTCGTTAATCCCCTTGCCCACGAGCAGAATGGACGGCTTCTGGAAACTGCCAGCATCCAGGTAGAACTCGGATGGGAGGATGGGCTTCTGCTCTCGGATGGTGCATGGGACGATTGATACGAGCGTTGCCGATTCCATTACGTAACCTTCCTTTTCGTCGAATCCAGAAACACGGAGTCTTCGTAGGCGAACAACGTAGAGCGCCCCGAGTCGTGAATGATAGCGAGGAACTCCTCAACTTCTCGTTCCTCCGCAGCAGCTTCTTCTTCTTCCATCTGAGTGCGAATCTCCTGAGTTGAAGGAGGTTGCTTGATGCGCTTTACGAGAAACTCGATAACCCTCATGTTCAGGGGGAGGTGGAATCCCCGCTTGTCTTTGAACACGTAGATCGGCTCGTAACTAAAGTCTTCCGTCAACTCAGGATTCCCTACCGCCGACTGGATGCGCTCCAAAATCCAGCGGTCCTGATCGTTGGGATACTTTAAGACAGTTCGAACCTCAGAGACAGTCCTAAGGTATATCTTACCGTAGTAGTCGCTGAAGGTTCCAAATCTCTTTTCAGTCTCACCAGTAGACCAGATAACTCGATAGTTCGGACGATTAAAGAGCGACTCTCCTAGCTCACGCGCCAGCAGGTCGTTCACTTGCTTGAGAAGCTTTGTATCCATGATTAGCCTGACGGAGGGAGTGTCCCGGCACTCCCCCCGCCCTACGTTGACTAGTAGCCCGCTGGAACGGCCAGCTGGTCGATGTAGACGCAAGCAGCCGGATTGTTGACGAACAGGTTGAAGCTCGCCACGATGTAATACACCTGGCTCGCCGCAACGCCGCCCGAAGCTCCACGAATCTCGAAGACCTTCCGGCCATCGACATCGTAGAATCCTGCCGCCTTCATCTCCGCCCGACCCCACACTTCCTTCACGATGAAGTCGATGCGGGTCTTGTCCCACGAGTTGGACTTGCGGATGCCCACACCGGCCATCTGCATGTTGTCGTTGAAGTAGACGTTGAGGCCTTCCTCCTTCGCCTGCTTGTTGATGATGGAGACCAGCTGGCCATACTCTTCGTATGCTTGCACCTGCGCGGGGTGCATCCAGGCTTCCATCTTCATCACGGAGTCGAAACCAACGCGGTCGGACACCTTGTTGACTGCGAGCCGTGGGAAGGGAATCGCGAAGGCCGAGTTTGCCGCTGCAACGCGGTTCGCTCGAATCTCCGGGATGAGGGCACGGTCCATACCGAGCCAGCTTCCAACGGAAGCGTTGTTGTGGTGATAGGGGACGCCGAGGAGCGAAACCGGCGGAGTCGCCGTCAGCCCCGAGACGACCAGCTTGTCACCAGCCACGGCAGGTGCTGCAACCGTCGCGTTGAAGCGAACCTGCTTGTTCGGGCCGTCGTAATACTCGATGGGACCCTCACCGTTGAGGGCACCGAGCGTCGTGAACGGCTTCCGAGTTGCCAGCGTCGAGTCGTAGACGCTGTAGAAGTGCTTCTTACGGAGCAGGCGCGCGCCGAACCCGTCAGTTGCCAGCGTGTAGGTGTCCTTGCCGCCTACGGTGCTGACGCCCGAGATGGTCGCCATCGTGCCTGTGCCGTTGGTCATGCACAGCGAATCCACTGCACGACGGAACTCCTTCATGGAGGTTGCCATCATGTGGCGGAACGTGTTGATGCGGGCCTTGCGGGCGTCGTCCGTTGCCCACTGAGCCTTGGTCTGCCACTCAACCGCGTGCTTCAGGTTGGTGGTTGACACGAGGGCCTTGTCGAACTCTGGCCCTTCACCGCGACCGAGGTCGCCGCCAGCCGGTTCAAAGTGCCCGAACAGGCCACCGGGGGAAATCTCCAGGGGCACCCGCATGTCACGTGCGGATACCTTGTCCACTGGCCGCTTTTCGATCTGCGAGTAGAACGTGGCCTCGCGCTCGAACAGGACCGGAACCTTCTCCTGGACGTTTTCCAGCTCGGTGGCGTTGACCTGAAGTTCTGTCTGCGCCATGATTGTTACTTCCTCGTCGTGACTTTCCCAGCGAGAATGTCTTCGTCAGATGTCTTGGACCAATCGATGTTCCGAGGATTGATCCGATTCATCCCACGTCCACCAACGGCCCCACGACCGCCGCTCGGGATATCACGCTTCTGCCTGTTGTTGTTGCTCTTGACCTTTTGACCAAGAGCCTCTGCCACCATCCTGTTTCGGATGCCGGGAAGGAGCTGCTTTGCACGCGAGAGGTGCGCGTTGAGTATCGCCTCTTTGTGCTCCTTCGTAAACCCGCCGACGGTCGCGCGCTTCCACAGCTGGCGCAGTGTCTGGTTGAGTTGCTGATCCCCACCCAACCGTTCGTCGAGTTCGGCTAATGCCTCTTTGGTGATGGCCTTTCGAGTGAAGCCGTTCAGCTTGCTTTCCGGATCGTTGATGCCCCGGTCTGCAATCCTCTCCAAACGAGTGTATGACTCGGTCGCGAGGTCGTAATTGAACGACCCATACCGCTCGTTGAAGTGCCGGTTCCGTTCTTCCCTGAGCTGGACCTCCGCAGGATGAGGTCCCGTTGATTGTGTCCTGGGCTCTGGGATGCGAGGCTCTCCGAAGACGTGCTTGGCAATGTGCCCAGCAGCATACATCAGATTCTTGTCGTTCAGACGCTTACCATCATTGTAGGTAATGCGAATGAGATCTTCCAGCACGGGCATCGTAGCCCGCACGTAGAGGTCCTTGCTCAGTCTCTGAATAGCGGGCAAGAAGTTGTCCACCAGCAGAGGAACGGAGCCGGGTGCGTTGCGCGCGAGCTGCTGGAACACAAGACTCGGGTCGCCATTCAGGAGGCTCGCTTCGATGACGTCGAAGTCCTCCGACTTACGAGCCGCGGTCTGTGCTTCCTCAACGGTCGCGAAAGTCTCCGAGAACTTCTGCTCCCGGAAGAAAATGTCCTTCAGTCCCGGAACCTTCTTGAAGATATCCGGGTCAGCCTTCTTCAGTTCTTGATAGGTTGGTCGGCCTTCAACAGCAGGTTCTGCTTGAGCTTTTTCTTCGCCCTCTGCTTCCCCTTCGCCTTCAGGTGCTTCGTCCTCTTCTTCACCCTCATCCTCGACCTCGCCATCGTCTTCGGCACCTTCATCGACAGCATCGTCATCGACTTCCGGTTCCGCGGAGTCACTGGTGCCCTGTTCACCAGCATTGCCAGGGTCTCCGACATCATTTAAGATGTCCATGTCATCGTCAGCCATCACGTCTCCTTATGCGGGCGGTTCCATAGCGCCCTCGCCACCAGCTTCTTCGCCGCCTTCAGCTTGCATCTGAGCTTGCTGTTGCATCTGCATCTGCATCTGCATCTGGATGATTTGCGTGTGCTCCATATAGTGCGCGCGCACGTTCATCCATGCTGCAGGATTGTTTTCCTTCGTATCCATGCCGACCGGCGACTTCAGCCAAGAGAGGCAGATTTCAGCCTCAATCTCGTGCCGGTCTACATCCTGGTCAACTGGAACAGAGGATTGGAACATTTCCTGCCCAGTCATGGGGTCGATTCCTGTTGGAGTCGGCTGGGCCATGATGAGCTGGGCAATCTCTATGAGCTGCTTATTCCTGTCGTCGTCACCGGGGATGTAGAGGTCTTCCATGCCGATGAGTTCGGCAACGAAAGAGGTATTCTCCGGATGCATGAAAATTTGACCGATCTGGGGGTCTTGCATCTGGATAAGTTGAAGAAGAACGTCGCGCTTCTGTGCCCATGAGATAGGAAAGGCCTCGCTGGTTTCGGGTTCGATCTCGCCCACCTTACCTTGAAGTTCGGCCTTACGAATCCACGTGTTGACAAAACTCTGTCCCTGCTCTTTCACGAACTTCTCATCCTGCGTCATGTTCTTGGCGAAGGACCGGACGGACTTGCTCATGACCTGGGACCACCAAATCTTCAGGACGGTCCATGTCCCTGAGAGTCTCTGGAGAGCTTGTGCGCGGCTCAGCTCATACTCACGAGCAGTTCCGGAGCCTCCTTCAATAGCACCGCCATAGATAGTAGGGAAGGTCCCAACCACGAATTGAGCCGAGCTATCCAGACGGTCAGCAAACATCTCCACTTCCTGAGAGAGGCTCGCAGCCTTAATGTCATGGAAGCCTGCTGAGAGATTCTGTCCTGAAGGAGCCTTTGCTTGATTAACCATGCCCGGTCGTGCTTCTGACTTGGAGTAGTTCTCGAAGTCGAGCACAGATGGGTCAGCAAATGTTTCTGGTATTCCGAACTCGATGGTCTCCAGCGTGATGTTGGATAGCTCATTGGTCATGTCCTGAATCGGGACCAGAGATTGGCCCTCAGGTTCAGCATGAATGTGCTCGGAGAACGGCGACATTGTGGCCGTCCAGTGGTCATCGAGCACGTCGGGGAGAATCTCGACTACCAGGTCGTTGTTGACGATGACGACGTAGCAGCCCTCGGGATACTCTTTCTTGAGGCGGACTACAATCTCGTCTTTGGTATCGCCCCACGCATTGAAAGACCAGGGCCGGAACCACATCCTGGCGACGGTGCAGATGTTGTCTTGCCATTCACCAGCATAGCGGCGATCGTTACGTGCCCATCGCTCGATTTCGTCCGTATCGTAGCTGGCCTTGATGAGGTGCGCGAACTCAGGATATGTCTCCTGGATAAGCCCTACTGGCTCCTCCGTGACGAACCTGAGATACGGTGTCTCGTCTAGTTTGGAAATGTAATGCGGGACCTCCACGTGCAGGGGTCCAAATACACGAAGGACTTCACGACTCTTGGGCCGATCGTTATACCCGACAATCGTGTCAAACGTTTCTTCTTGGTCCTGGATTTCCGGAGGAGCAACGACTCCGCAGCTCTGGCATTGCTGCTCCTGAGGAGGCATTGCTGTCGCTGGGTCGATTGCAGGTTCCTCACCTGAGGGTGCGCCGCACGCCGGACAGAAGTAAGTGCGATTGACAAGCGTTTCCTGACCAGGGATTGGCTCACGGAATGTGCCGAACTCTTTTCGAGTTTTGAGCTCATTGTAGGCAAAGACGACTCCAGTGTTGAATAGAAGGTAAAGTGCCCTCAGAAATAGAACTTCGGATTGGTTGTGTCGCTGGACGAGTTCGGCAATCTTCGAGTAGGCTTTGGCTGTCTGGACGTCGCTGGCGTTATCCGCATCGTCAGGGAAGAATCTGACGTAAGGAATGCCCGCAGCAATCGCCGAAATCCACGCCTGTCCGTGGGCTTTGTAGATATTGACAACCTTTGCAATAGCTTGAACATCGGTGTCCGCCTGTGGGTCTTCGAAGCCAACATTAGTGCGGTCTTGGTAGTCACGATAGTCCCGAGCGATGGCATCCCAGTAGATATACTGAAGGTTGTTCCAGTAGCACTCCAGCTTCTTCAGACGCTTTACGTAGGCTTCACGAACCGACCGCTCAGGGATGCAGAGGTGGTCCCTGATACGGAGGAGAGCATCTGTAATCTCCTTGGGATAGACATCCTCAGGATTGACCTCCTGCTCCTCTTCCTCGAGGTTAGTATCCTCCTGCGGAACGAGGCCGAGCTCGTCCGGGGGAAACATCTCCTCAGGTGGGAGCATCGCCGGGTCCATCTGGTCTTCGGTT